CGGAGCTGCCGCGGGAACCGGCAGCGAATCTATACAAAATTCATATAAAATGTTGGAAAGTATTTACAATGTTGAAGATGTAAAACTGACCAAAATTTATAACGAATTACAAGACCTCAATAATAACATCACTGGGCTTGTCACAAGCATTCTTAGAACCGGTGGAATCGGCGGTATGGATGTTAATACTGATTATTTAAAAGGTGGTGCGCGGTTAAATTGGGAATCGCAAGGAACTCTTGGCGGCCCCATGACAGATTGGATGAGTGTCACCCCATTAGGAAAATGGCTTAATAATCTTTTAGGCAGTTGGGGAGAATCCATTTTCGGCGGCGGAGTTGAAAGGTCTATCACCGGTCAGGGAATTGAGATTGGGAATACAATCATCAAAGATATTCTTGCTGGCATAGATATTAGCGCCAGACAATACACCCATGTGACAGAAGTTCATAAAGGCGGATGGTTCAGTTCCGATTGGACTAGCGGCTACATGGTATATGGTGCACTTGATAAAAACGTCACAGATATGCTTACACTGGTATTTAAAAACATCGGCAATACATTAATCATGCTGTCAAAAGAATTAGGCGCTAGCACTGAGGCCGTTCTTAATTACGTCTTTAAAACTACGCAAATAAACCTACAGGGTATGACGGGCGAACAGATGAACAAAGCCCTGCAAGAATATATATCTAATATCAGCGACACAGCCGTCGAAGATTTGTTCGGCACACTATTGAAAGGCTATCAAAAACTTAATGAAGGGTTGATGGAAACAGCGGTCAGGTTGATTACCGATAAAGCCATCATCATGCAATATCTTGAAATGACGAATCAGGCGTTTCATGGGTCTATTCCGGATGCGATTAAATTCAGTGAAACTTTAATCACGATTGCGGGTGGTTTGGAAAAACTCACTGACGCAATGCAGACTTATTATGATGCTTTTTTCTCTGACGCTGAAAAGCAGACAAAACTCAAAGACCAATTAACGGCAATGATGGGGCAATATGGTTTTGATCTCCCTGGTACCCGAGGCGGCTATCGATCATTAGTGGAATCCCTTAACCTAACCACCGAGGCCGGTCAGGCGGCTTATGTTGCTTTAATGCAGATGTCAAAAGGTGCTGATGAATATTACAAATATCTGGAAACCGCGAAGGGGAACATCCGGCCGGAAGACTACGCAACGGCCGAAGCATACCGTAGGGCTTTAGCTACGCCTCATTTTGCTGAAGGCGGTTATACGTCCGGTGGTTGGGGAATGGCTGGGGAATCCGGTGCGGAATTAATAAATTTCGGCAGTCCTGCTAGGATTTACAGTAACAAAGACAGTAAATCCCTTTTAAATACTGATGAACTTATTTCCGAGATAAGACAGTTAAGACAGGAAATGGGAGAGGCTAATTTCGCGATTGCTACCAACACCGGAAAATTAAGATTGCTTGATAGATGGAATGGCGAGGGTATGCCTAGCGACCGGGGTTATTAATCCGCGCGGCTTGAAGCCGAATTTGGCCGATTAAACATCAGGGGAATAACTTTGTCGCCGGGTTTAAACGGGGGCGTATAAACTCGGCGGCATTAATGTTTTTTAAATTTGGTGGCGTTTATGCGAAAGCGATTCCCATTCTATGAATTGGCACAAAAAGTCGCACAAGAAAACTTCCCTAAAAACTTTAATGAGGCGATGAGTGAAGCAATCAGAACAGCTAAGTAAGCGGCGAGCATCGCTCGACGATTACTTATCCTTTAAGAATTCGACCGTCGCCGCTCTCCCCGAACCCCTACAACGAGATTCAATACAGCTATCGATACGCATCCCCGACCGACCATGTAGCTTTATAGAAAATGCGGGTCCTTCGCTGGCTCTCAGAAATACGGGTAATTCAAACCTCGGCCTTCGAGTGCGTAAAAAATGTAATTTGACTGGCACTTTGGCATTTTGAGAACAACACATGATATAGAGAGGCTTTTTTATGTACTATTTAATGGAAATTTCCTGCCCTACTTGCGGTTCTTCCGAAGTGGCAAAATACGGCAAAACCAAAGCCGGACTACAAAAATTTAGATGTTTGAGCGATTACTGCCGGCGCCAATTCGTCGCCGGATCGGAGTGGTTAATCAAACCCGAAATAAAACCCCTCGTGCGACGACTCATTGAACTGGGCATCCCTCCGTGGAAAATATTTGAAGCGGTGAAAGATCCGGAGACAGAGGAAGCCATGATTTCCCTCCAGTCAATTTACAAGCTCAGGCGAAAGGCAAAGAATGACAGACAAGAAAAAGATTGAAATAAATATGGACGTCAAGTGCTCGAGATGCGGCAAGCCCGGCGCGACGGCTAACGGCAAATGCCTGGACTGTTCATCAAAAGAGATAGCTCTGCAGGTGCAGGCGAGGATCCAGCAGGAAACGGATCAGACCAGCTCGCCCGATGATGCTCCAAAAATTACAAGCGAATTCATTAATCAATGCATTTTCGCCAACGAACTCGGCGACAGCACATTATACTCCGCTCTTTTCCGCGACAAGTTTCTCTATTGTAAAAACACCCAAGAATGGTTTGAATGGAGCGGCCATTTTTGGCGGCGCGACGTCATGAACAAATCCCTGGCTCTCGTCGACAAGGTCGCCTTAGAATATTTAGAGGAATCGAAAAAAGTGGCGGCTAAAATAGCCGATTCTATCGGAGAAGGCGCCGACGCGGAGACAGTGAAGCCTCTCAAAAAAAGACAGGCGGCTTTACTGGAAAGAGCCAGACAGCTCCGCGCGGATAAACGCCGGACGGCCTGTTTGAAGTTTGCTCACACGATTGAGAATCCGATAGCGATCGCGGGCGAAGAATTCGACAACAAGCCGATGCTTTTTCCGTGCGCTAACGGAGTAATTGACCTGGAAACCGGCAAACTCAAACCCGGCCGGCCGGCCGATTATTTGTCGTTGGCAAGCCCGGTCGTTTTCACGGGCATCGATACGCCGGCGCCGTTGTGGGAGAAATCGCTCAAAGAGATTTTTAACGTCAGCGAGGGCCACAACGAGGATCTGCTCGCCTACATCAACCGGCTTTTCGGGTATTCTATTACCGGCCTCGTTGACGAAAAGATTTTTCCTGTCTTATACGGCAAGACCGGCTGGAATGGCCGGAGCCTTATCATCGAAACCGTGAATCATGTCATGGGTGCCCTGGCCGGATCGATACCCTCTGAAATGTTACTCGCCCAGAAATATGCAAAATCGTCAGCTGGTCCATCGCCGGACATTATGAGCTTAAGGGGCATCCGCATGGCGTTTGCCTCGGAAATTGACGAAGGTCAGCGATTCAGTGCCGCAAAAATCAAATGGCTCACCGGCAAGGATGAGCTCACCGGCCGGAGTCCGCACGACAAATATCCGACGCGCTTTGATCCGACGCACAAACTGTTTATTGAGACGAATTCACAACCCCAGGCACCGCCGAACGATAAAGCATTTTGGGAGAGGCTTCATTTAATCCAATTCAATATCAGTTTCGTGAACCGCGATCCGCAGGAAACCCATGAACGCCGCGCAATTCTCGACCTTGACCGCCAGATATTGCGGGAAGCGTCGGGCATTTTAGCTTGGCTCGTCCGCGGCTGCATTCTTTGGCAGCGGAACGGCTTAAAACCGCCTTCGTCCGTGACCGAGGCGACCGAAAGATACCGGCAGGATGAAGATATGCTCGCGGATTTCATTGACGAGTGCTGTATCCGGGAACCGGGTGCAAAAGACAAGGCGGCGAAACTCTATGCGCGGTTTGTGCTTTGGTATAACGCGAACATCGGCAAAAAGGAACCTACCGGCACCTGGTTCGGCAAACAGTTGAGCCAGAAGTTTGAAAAAACGAAATCTGAGGGCTGTGTCGTGTATCACGGCATTGCCCTTAATGATGTCTAGGGAGACTTGGACACATAAAGGGAATTTTGATCATTATCGCAATTAAATTTAAAAAAGGGAAAATACTATGCAAAAAGCGAAAACCCTCCCCGGAATCCGTAGACAGTTCAAAAAGATTCTGTTTTTCCATCAAAACAACATATCTTGCCGATTATTTTCGGGGATTTTCGTTGATGGTCGTCTCTGTTTGAGATTTTCCGGGGAGGTTGGAGAGTATATCCAGGGTTTTTATTCCATACGCTTTTCATAAATTCCCTATAGTAAAATATAGGGATTTATAGACAAACCCTCCCCGGGAGGGGGAGATATATATAAAATATAAATAAATAATGAATAATAATAAACATATATAAAAAAAATAAAAAAAAGGAAAATTGCTTAGAAAATTCTCTAATTCTTGAATTGTTTAATGAAAACGGCCGGATAAATCGCCGTAGATAGTTTGGAAAGACCAAAATGAACGTATTCGATTTGGCATCGGAAAAAGTCAAGCTCAAGAAGGTATCGGCGACGCACGGCGGCGAATGGCAAGGTGCGTGCCCGGATTGTGGAGGAACAGACCGCTTTCATGTCTGGCCGAAAAACAATCAGGGCGACGGCGGCTATTGGTGCCGCGGTTGCGGCAAGGCGGGCGATAATATCCAATTTTTAATAGATTTTCGGGGAATGTCATTCAAGGACGCCTGCACTTTTTTGAATATTTCCCTGTCCGATCGGCGGACCGACTACACGCCATCACCTCCGGAGAAGAAAAAGCCCGAATTCACACCGGCAGAACATTCAAACCCGGCTGAAATCTGGCAGGAAAGAGCAAAAAAATTCATTCTTGCGGCCCAGGAAGGCTTACAAACAAACCCGGAGGCGCTCGAATGGCTCAATAAACGAGGAATTGATTTGGCTACGGCGGCCGCTGCCGGCCTGGGCTGGAATCTGGGAGAAGATGGAAAAGACATCTACCGTTCCCGGAAGGCGTGGGGTCTTCCGGAGATTCGGAAAAATAACGGCAAGACGCGCCAGCTGTGGCTTCCGCGCGGGCTTGTCATTCCTGACATAGTCGACGGCTTTGTTCGGCGCGTTCGGATCCGGCGTCCGGAGGGAGATCCGCGCTATTATGTGGTGCCCGGTTCGTCGATGGGCACAATGATCGTTGGTCGGGAAAAGCGGGCTTTCGTTATTGTCGAAGCAGAGCTGGACGCGATTGCGTGTGCTGCGGCCTGTCCGCTGGCCGGAGCGGTTGCGATGGGTTCTCTGGAGACGAAACCGGATTCCGTGGCCTTTGGAATCTTAAAGGGCGCGCTTCAAATCCTGAACGCTCTGGATTACGGCGACATCGGCGGGGGCGCGAAGGCGGCAGAAAGAGCAATAAAATGGTGGAAAGACCAGTTTGAGAAGTGCGATCGCTGGCCGGTTCCGAAGGGAAAGGATCCCGGCGAAGCTTTTGCGATGGGGATAGACCTGAATGAATGGATAAAAGCAGGGTTGCCGCCGGTGATGACGATAATGGAAGAATCGGCCGCGGCCATTCCTCGAAATCTCGTTTCGAAGCCCCCAGATAAACCGAAAGTGAATTTATTAAAAGGCTTGCCGCCATTATTGGCTGAGCTTTGGAAATTGTTGCGCGAGAATCCGAGCGTCAAGATTATAAACACGCCGGCCAGGATGACGGTTTTGCGTAACGATAGATATGTCGGCGGCCGAATTAACTATCTTGTGTTTCGCGAAAGGGAAATCACAGAATATATTCTGAACCATCCAGCCGAAGAGATCACCTGGGAGAATTTAATTTTAGAGATTTAATTTATGGAAAAAGAAGATCTGGAAAAAATCTTGCTCGATAAACCGCCGGAGGTAAAAGCGAAAGCGGTTTTATTGTTCAACGGCAAATTGACGACGATGCAGAAATACCAGGCAGAGCCGACGACGGCCAATCTTAAAAACTGGCAATCAGCTGAGGAAGCTCTAAGGGAATATGTGGCGACGATTGGCGACGGCGAAACCGACGAGAGCCTGGCGACGCTCGCATCTGTTCTCACTTATTTAAAAGATAATGGCTGGAAAATCACAAAAACAAGCCTCTATCGACATCAGAAAGAGGGGAAACTGACACCTGACGAAGAGGGTAAATATTCGAAGCGGAAAATAGATAGATATGCACAGACGTTTCTTAAACAGCAGGCGACCGGCAAAAAAGTGAGTAAGGTTCTGGAAGAACTGCAACGCAAAAGGGCTGAGCAAGAATTAAAATATCTTGAATTAAAAAACGAGAGGGAATCATTCAATTATAAAAAAGACCTGGGTCGCTACATTCCGCGCGATCAAATGGATATCGAATTAGCGACGAGAGCGGGCGTGCTCATTGCTGGATTAAAGCACTGGGTGCAATCGCACGCGGCGGAT